TTAAAGGTATTAGAAACGGCATCAAAGAAAAACCCTGCTATTGTAAGCAATGTAAATCCTTACAAGGGCTTTTATCCTGCTTGCCACGTCAATAGTCAAAAGGATTGGTATTATTGGATCAAGCTATTAACCCACGATCAGGCAGCACGCACACAGTACGGCAATGACCTTTACGAGTATTGTAATAAGAACTTCAACTTACACGAAGTAAATAAGCAGAGGTTTGCTATTTATAGTAAATTGATAGGAAATGCCAGTAATTAAATGCTCAAACGGAAAATATAGAATTGGATCAGGTGCTTGCATATACGATACAGAGGAAAAGGCGCAAAGCGTATGGGCTGCAATTCGTGTATCAATGGTTGATAGTTACAAAGATTATCCACAAGCCGCAAGAGTAAACGCACAAAGAGCAATAAATATTAGGGATCAATACGATCGTAAATGCGGAACGCCTGTTGGTTGGGCGCGTGCTAATCAATTAGCTAAAGGCGAAAATATTACAAGGGATACAATAGCAAGAATGGCAAGTTTTGAAAGGCACAGAGAGAATAGTAAAGGCGATCCAAAAGTAGATTGCGGTGCGCTTATGTGGTTAGCTTGGGGTGGCGACGAGGGTGTGGCTTGGGCGCAAAAGAAACTTGAACAAATTGATAATGAAAAAGCACGTTAAAATATACCTGGATTATTTCGGTTACGGAATAGAGGACTTTATACCTTGCGAGGTTTGCGGATCTAAGGCAGTTGACATTCATCACATAGATGCAAGGGGAATGGGCGGATCTAACAAGGCAGACACGATTGAAAATTTACAGGCATTATGTAGGCAATGCCACGTTGTAATGGGGGATACAAAGACGCACTATGATTATTTAAAAGACATACACAATAAAAAAATAGATGGCAAAGGTTAAAAGTGATTCAAAAAAGGTTAATTTTGGTAAAAGGAAACGCGGACACGCTAAGAAATCCTATAACAAACATAGCCAAAGACCTAAAGCATATAGAGGTCAGGGCAGGTAAATAAAAAACCTATGATAAAAAAAGTCAAGATTACGGAAGTAATTGCTAACCCTAACAATCCCCGCTTAATTAAAGATGATAAGTTTAAAAAATTAGTAAAGTCAATACAAGATTTTCCTGATATGTTAAACGTAAGACCTATTGTAGTCAATAAGGATATGGTTGTACTTGGCGGCAATATGCGTCTAAAGGCAATTAAAGAAGCAGGGCATACAGAGGTCGCAGTTGAAATAGTTGATTGGAACGAGCAGCAGCAAAAAGAATTTATTGTAAAGGATAACGTTGGATATGGCGAATGGGATTGGGATGACCTGGCTAACAATTGGGATGCACAAGAGTTAACTGATTGGGGTTTAGATATACCAAACTTTGAACAAGAAGTATTAGAGGCAGAGGAAGATGAATTTGCGGTTCCAGATGGCGGAATAGAAACGGACATAGTATTAGGGGATTTATTTGAGATAGGCGAACACAGATTACTTTGTGGCGATAGTACGGATAGCGAACAAGTGGCAAAGCTAATGAATGGACAAAAGGCTGATATGGTGTTTACCGACCCTCCTTATGGAATCTCACATAGTGGTAAAGGAATTAAGGGTAATGCTAAAGAAAATGATTTTGGAGAGATATTAGGAGATAATGATGTAACAGTTGCAATAGATGCTTTTAATTTGTGTCAATCTTTATTTATGGATGCAACAATGATATTTTGGGGAGCAAATTATTATTCATCTTGTTTGCCTAATGGATTTGGTTGGTTAGTTTGGGATAAGCAAAGAGAAGGAGATACTTTTAGTGGTGCAGAATTAGCTTTTGTAAATAAAGGAGTTAAAGTAGATGTATTTAGACATCAATGGCACGGAATGATAAAAGGTAGTGAGATGGGCGAAAAAAGAGTACATCCAACACAAAAACCAATTGCATTAGTAGAATGGTCATTTACTAATTACAAAGCACAAGATAATATCTTAGATTTATTTTTAGGTTCTGGTACTACAATGGTTGCAAGTCATAATACAAAACGCAAATGTTATGGTATGGAGTTAGACCCTAAATATTGCCAAGTAATTGTAGATAGAATGAAAAAACTTGATCCGACTTTAGAAGTAAAAAGAAACGGACAAGCGTATATAAAAACAGAACAATAACAGAATGAGCAAAGAACATTTAATACCATTTAAGCCAGGCGAATCAGGTAACCCAAACGGGCGACCGCGTAAATACGTTAGCCTATTAAAAGAGCAAGGTTATAAATTAAGCGAAATAAACGATACAATTCAAGTGATGATGTCAATGGATATGGAGGAACTTAAAAAGGTTTGGGATAATCCAAAGGCTACGATATTAGAAAAGACTATTGCCGCAGCTATGCGTAAGTCTTTAGAAAAGGGCAGCTTGTATTCCTTAGATACATTACTAACCAGAGTATATGGCAAGCCAAAAGAACAAATGGACATTCAGCAAGATACAAGGATTGAAGTTGTATTTGTTGAAGGCAAAACTATTCTATGAGGATTGAATTACCAAGCCCACATATAAACCAAAAGAAGATATTAGAATGCGACAGGCGTTTTATTGTGGTAATGTGCGGAAGGCGTTTCGGTAAATCAGAACTATCACAGATACTATCAATCAGCGAAGCAATCAAGGGCGGACAGGTAGCATACATTACGCCTACCTATAAACTTGCAAAGGCATTCTTTGAAAGGTTAACCGCAGCACTACCATTTAAAAACAATATCAGCAACCTTAAAATCTATTGCCCTAATAACGGATCTATTGAATTTTATACAGGGGAAAGATTAGACAATTTAAGAGGTCGCAAGTTTCATTTAGTTATCATAGACGAGGCAGCTTTTATCCCTGACTTAGAATCAGGGTGGCAGAATAGCATACGCCCAACGTTAACCGATTATCAAGGTAAGGCGGTATTCTTATCCACGCCCAGAGGCAAGAACTTTTTTTACTCTATGTTTATGAAGCAGGGCGAGGCTGATTGGCAATCTTTTAAATTCAGTACCTATGACAATCCATATATCAATACAAAAGAAATAGACGAAGCACGATTGCAATTGCCAGAGGTTGTATTTGAACAAGAGTATTTAGCAAACCCTTCGGAGAATAGCGCAAACCCATTCGGGAACGCATATATAAAAAACTGCATACGTCCAATATCAAGTCAGCAAATCGTAGCTTATGGGATTGACCTTGCTAAGTCAGTTGACTTCACAGTTATAATAGGGCTTGACAATGGGGGTAACGTGGCTTATTTTGACCGCTTCCAAATGGATTGGCATAATACTAAGGAAACAATTAGAAGGCTCCCTGCTGCGCCTATATTAGCGGATAGCACAGGTGTAGGCGATCCTATCCTTGAGGACTTAAAAAGGGAAGGAATAAACATAGAAGGCTTAAAGTTTACAAGTCAATCAAAGCAGCAGTTAATGGAGGGCTTGGCACAAGCAATCCAACAGAACAAGATAGGCTATCCAGAGGGGGTTATCGTAGATGAATTGGATATATTTGAATATCAATTTACGGCTAATGGCGTAAGGTATTCTGCGCCTTCGGGATTCCACGATGATTGCGTTATGGCATTGGCTTTAGCCTGGCAGAACTTTAACTATAAAAGGGGATCAGGGCGATACGCTTTTGCTTAATTACCGCTTATCCTTTATATTTACCGCTTATCATATTTTTAAATAAATATTTATAAGATGTATAAAATATGTATAAAAGGTGTATATTTGAATCCTAAACCAAAACAAATATGAACAAATTAAAAACCTTACAAGAAAAAAGAAACGAGCAATACAAAGCGGAAAGCCTAAGTGGAAAATGGTTCTGGTATATTATGGGCGGTGCTTTATTACTAACGGCTTTAATAGAAAATTTATAACTATGCCATATTCAACTTGCTGCGGCGCACATACTAATTTTGAGGAAATAGATATCTGCCCTGATTGCTTAGAACATTGCGATTGGGAAGATGACGAGGAGGAGGAAACATCACAAGAGGAATTAGAACAAGATAGGGAAACGGATCGCTTATTAGAACAAGAACAAATAAACAAATTATAAACTTACGCCGCCTGAAGAATTTTTAATATTAAAAAAACAAAGGTAGTAATTTGGTGAACTTTGGGCGGCTTTTTTAAATCTATTTTATGACAAAGAACAACTATCTAATGGGGCAGGAATATATGATCCGCCTGGAAAATGAGTTGCTTATAGAAAGGATTGCAAAAATTGAAAAGGAATTAGGCTTAAAAGAAAAGGAAAATAAAGAGTTAAGGATTCAAATAAAAATGCTAAATTTAGCAATGGCAGACGTATCGTAAAACCTAAACTATGATAACTAACTTTGAGGAAATCACAAAGGAATTAACAGAGGACGAAAAGAAACTTGTGCCTATAATCATTAAGGGCTTAAGTACAAAGACCAAAGACAATCCTATTAAGGCTGCGGATATTGTAAACGCAATAAACGAAAATAAAGATAGGTACGGCATTAAGCTATTCAGCGAGCCAAGATTAAGGAAG